AGTAAAAACAATTCTTTAAAGTGTACAATAAAGTATCGTCCTTGTTTATGAAGAATATGACAAGACTGATATAGTTTGTTTTCTTTACGAGATGCTACACCAATTCGTGTCAGAGTTTCTTTAATCTTTAAAAAATCATCAGGCTCATTGAGCACTACCTCTAACATCATTTCTGGTACCCAGTCGATTGGGTCTAAGTTATTTTGATTGTCCACCTTTATACATCCTATTTTTCAATTCATCGATTTGATTCTGGTTTAGCAACGATAACACTTGTCGTGCTTTCTCATTACTATATCCATAATATGCTTTAACGGTTTCAAACTCATCATTACTTATAAGTTTGTCCCATTTAGAAAACCGTTTACGTTTCCTAATAGTATTTATATATTTCATAATTTAATAAGTTATAGAAGAACGTAAACGTAAAATTTCAGAAGCTAATAAAGGAAAAGATAGAGGGCCTAGGGGGCCAAGGTCAGATGAAACAAAAAATAAAATGAGTAACTCTGCTAAAAATAGACCTTTATTCAATTGCTCAGTTTGTGGAAAAGCTGTTCAAAAGCAAACTCTTGCATTATATCATGGTATAGACGGATCTAAATGTAAACTATCCGCCGCGGAATAGTTTTGCCTTTATTACATTAATTTCATTTGTGTTTAATATTGTTAAAGCTTGTCGTGCTTTCTCATTACTATATCCATAATATTCTTTAACAGCTTTAAATGAATCTATTATTTCAAGTTTGTCCCATTTAGAAAAACGTTTACGTTTCCTAATAGTGTTAGTTAAAAAATCAAATTGAAGTTTGTTATCTAGTTGATGATATCTATTCATTTCGTTAGCAAGTAATACGGTATCAGAGAAGTATGACAGTGAACGATTGATGATATATGCATTGTATGATTTTTCTGCCAGATCATCAACCATCAAGTCTTTTTTAGTATAGTTTATTGAGTTTAAATAGTCAAATGGGCTCATGATTATACTACTTTAACTAACATACGAGTCAGGCCTAATAAATCAATAGATACGAGCAAGAGGTAGTTAGCCAGCATCCCAAAAGACTTCCTAGTATAAGAAGACCAAGCATACAAAGCGCAGCCCATGATCCAAATAGGATATAAAATGAGCAGTGGTGGGTTGGGGACCGTGACAGCCATTGTAATGCTACAGCCAATAGAAATACCCCAAGCAAGTAGCTCAATAATAAACCTAGTGGGGTAAGATATATAGTCATCACGTATCCATTTAAAAGTATTTCGTACTACATTTGGTTCGATCATCATAATATAAGGTTCTCATAGTTTTAAGAAATTGCTATCACTAGACTTTGCATTCTCATAACGTCAATTGCAATGTCATGAATAGGGTTATGTGGAATAAAGACTTCTTTTAGTTCTGGTGGTATAAATCCATGTTTAAGACCAGAGCCGAACGATAAGCCTTCGATCATTGAGCGGCTATCACGAATGTTCCACCATTCAAATGGATCTGTCTTATTTACTGCAGCTAATATTGATTCAAGAAAAGGCGGATCAAATGTGTTACCTCTGGTATAGATCTTTTTTGGTTTGCCAAATGATAACAAAATATCATGTAGTTCTTCTAGTGGAATATCTTGGTCAGATGGTTTTAATAACTGCTGTGCTTCTTTACTTTGTTCTGACCACCACTTAAGAGTATCTTTATCAATAAGGCGGCCATACTTATTGACTTGCTCTGCTACATTAAATTTAATCAGTTTGGCAGATTTTAAAAGCTCGTTATATGTATATGGATCTGTAGTATAACGAGATTCGCTAAAGGGCAACAATGCTAGACATACTACAACAGAATTAGCTGGAGTCTTGCCTAGAGTTTCAAAATCATAAATCAAACAATTATTAGTCATATCATTTCCATTCAATCGAAGCCATTAGCTCTGTCATACATGCCACAACATTTAACTCATGATCAGCCACAAATGCGTTTTTAAACTGATAGTCTGCCAAGATCAATACAATTTGTGGTACAGACTGAGGCTGAACATAGTCTAGCATTACGTCATATACTTTACGAAAGATTGCTTGTGGTTCGACATCAATGTTTTCGACAACCCAGCGTCGCATAACTTTAAAGTCTTTATCTTTCAGAGACTTCATTAATACCTTGACATTATCTTCTGACATATTGACAAGTACACCAGAATCGATCTTACCAGATATTGCATAACGCTGGCATTCATTTAATATACGGCGCCAGTCTGGAAAATGCTTTTCAATCAATTTAGCTAGAGCTTGTGGCTCAAAGATTACATTTTCTTGAGTAAGAATTGTACCTAACCGTTTGAAAAACTCAGATGCCATTTTTGGTTTTTCTGCATTAGGTATACCAAACTCATATACAGAACATCGTGAATGGAGTGGTGTAATGATTCGATTCTTAAAGTTACAAGTCAGAATAAATCTGCAGTTCTGAGAGAATTCTTCAATAAAACCACGAAGCGCTGGTTGTGTTGAGTTAGGGTTTGTATAGTCGGCCTCGTCAAGAATGATAACTTTATAGCCACCAGATAACGATATAGTAGAAGCAAACTGTTTAATTTTACCACGGAGAGTATCAATATTACCTTCTTCTGAGCCGTTGATAAGAATATAATCTAGACCAAGTTCATTACATAGCGCTCGGGCAACTGTAGTTTTCCCTACGCCAGCAGTACCAGAAAACAGCATGTTTGGCAGTTCACCAGTCTTTAAGATTTCAGAAAATGTATCTTTGATTGACTTTGGTAAAATACAATCAGCAATACGTTGAGGCCTATAACGTTCGACCCAAAGGAATTCATTTCTCATTTAATACTCTCCATAATATATTATAACACAGTTTCATATACTTGTAAATCATTTACCCTTTTGATTTGCTATGACTCCGCCAAAGGTGACTATCTGAAGCCATACCATTGCTAACCATGTCCAGAAAGTTATTTCAATTGTCAAAGCAAAAATTGTATTAAGCGACATGATTGTTAACATCGGCACAAAAATAACGGATAATACAAATAGCGATAATATTAAAATGTTTTTAATAACGGCTATCATGCTTATTCCTTAGGAAATTATTGCAGTGTAAATATCTTCTACATCAGAGAATTCATTCTTAACTTCATTTAAGTTTTGCTTATGGTATACTGTTGCAACCTTACGCATATACTTTTTAGGAAGTTCAAATGTTTCCTCTAGCATTGCTAATGACTCTTTAATGTATTCGCGTTCTGATTCAATTCTGCTCATTGCACCAGAGATTTCACGCATAGAAGCTTGTACTTTTGCGCGGTCATCTGGTGACGTAGGGATCACGACATTAATAGACATTGTTTACTCTCCTGATTCATTTAAAAGTTGAGCAGAATCAGTTGTTGATTCTGGTAGTGATTCTTGCTCTTTTGGAGCATTAGCATTTAAGAATGTAGCAAATCGGTTACGAAGACCGCCTACTGCTTCTAGCTCTGATCCTTCAAATGCACCACGTTTTGTTACGACATCGATAACCTGAACAGTAGCCTGAATATCATTAATACTAAGTTGTACTTGTGGGGTTGTTTCTGTTGACATAATATCTCCTTATTGACCTACGGTTGAGTTTTTCTCCAAAGCAATGTAGTAGGTTACATCGCCTGCAGAATTAGTAAAGCGTGAAATTAATTTATTTGAGATTGATACTGTATATGAATCATGAATTACTTTAAGGTTATTGATATTAAAGATGAATGAAAAGACTTCATCTGGTTTAATATTAACGTTATCAATTTCTAGTTCAAATGAGTTTGATGTTGCATCTTTAGTATCTGTTGCTTTGACAATAATCTTTTTGTCTTTGCCATTTGTAATAACAATGTCAGATACATCAAGAGGACCTGCTGCCTTGCGTAACGAAAGAAGATCTTCTTCAGTAAGAACAAATTCTAAGTCAACAGTAGGCATAACAATATCACGTGACGGATATGCACTACTTAAAATATTTGTATCAGAAAAGAAGTACTTTACTGACCGATGTGAATCGACAATTGATACTGATGTCATATCATCAGAGAAGCGTAACTCAGGAGCAGAAAACATACCTACGACACTAAGGAATTTATTCAGATCATATACGCCAAATTCTGTGGGAAATGATTCAGACACTTTGGCCGAGGCCATAATGTTTTTGCTTTCTGACAGTGATTTGATTGTATTACCTTCTTTAAAGATAATGCTAGCATTGATTGCACTAAAGTTTTTAAGAATTTTGATTGTATCTTCGCTAAGTTTCATAAGTAAGTTTCCGTTTAAAATAATATTATAACACAGTTTTAGGATTTTGTAAATCTTTTTGTAATAAAAATAACACAGAACACGCCATGTGAGCTAAATGGTCTATACCAGTCTCTGGGTCATGTCGTTCACCTTGCATATAACTTGAAAAGTGACGCATCAATGCAGCTTGGTAACGTGTCTCATCAACATATTGCCAGTTATGACGATCATACTTTTTTGCGCCATAGGTCAGTACCTTAACCACTTCATCAAGAGCACCAAACGGGACTAATGAATAATCTAGTTTATCTTGGTCATGTTTAATCCCTACGGTCATTATGCTGATCCTAATATTTCGTCAAGAATAACTTGGCTTGCTTCAGTATCAGATTTTATATTTTCATCTGGTGTAACAACCGATGCATCAACCTTTGAATAAAGATCAATAAAGGCTTCACGTGTATCAGTATCAAACCGATTGACACAAAGTTCAATTGCCTTTGAACGATTCTTAAAGATAGAAAACGTCTGGATAATATGGCAAATACGGCGAGTAGAAATTAGCTCATCAAGACCACCATCTTCAAATGTTTTACGAATTGTGTCAGACCATGTTGCTAACAGAGTTGCAAATGTTTCATCAAGACAATCAAACTTCTTCATATGATTTAAAATGATTTTCTTTTCGATGGCCATTGTAGGGTATGGTTGCTCAATCGTAACCACAAACCGCTCAAGGAAAGCTTCGTCAATAATATTAGCAGTAACGAATCGACCATCTTCTGAGCCTTTACCTTTTGTGTTAGCCGTAGCAATAATGTTGAAGCCTGCAGAAGGACTAACTATTTCACCAGTCTTTTTGATTAATACTGGTTTACCTTCAAGCACCCCTTGCAGACACATAATTTTGCTTGAGCCACGGTCAATCTCATCAATCAATAATATAGCACCAGTCTCCATTGCTTTAATAACAGGACCTTTATTAAATACGGTCTCACTATCAATCAAACGGAAGCCGCCAATAAGATCGTCTTCATCAGTCTCTGGCGTAATTTGTACACGAATGTAAGAACGTTTTAATTTAGCGCATGCCTGTTCAACCATTACAGTCTTACCATTACCAGACATACCAGTGATGTATGTAGGATAAAAGAAATTACAACCTATAATAGTTTCAATAGTTTTATAGTTACCCCATGAAACAAAGTATAAATCTGTTGGCGGTACAAACACTGAATCATTTAAGATTGATTGTAATTTTTTAGGTGGTTGCATATCAGAAGTTGTCACTTGTGCATTATGTTGTTGTTCTGGGAATGGCAGAAGTACTGCCTGCAAATTATATATACCACGAGATTTTTTTGGTGCATCTTTAACAAGTCGGTACACTTCACCAGCTGGTATATCAATCGATTTTGCGACAGTCAGTAACATTGACAATTTAAAGTCAGTAGTGTCATTGAATCGTGCAGTAAGTTCAGATACTAGGGTTTGTTGTAATGGTGTC